TTTTTTACGAATTTCAAAGCCAAATAACTGCATAATTAAGTTGTTATCCTACGATTAGATTGGAAGCGGGAAAGTACCGATTGGAGTATCAACAGATACGTTAACACCGATTCCGCCACCAGTAGTAGTGTTAGATGTGAAGTAGTTGTAAGTAAACTCAACATCAAACTGTTCAATCTGGTTCTGTTGATCGTAGTCAAGTTGGATTGGACCAATGTTCACTGGCATTGCATCAACGAAGCGATAGCTCTTGATGATTGCGCCTCCACGGTCTAGCTGATAAACGTTCAGGTCTACTTGATACTGAGTTGGGTTTGTGCGACCAAGAGTAGTATTGTAGTTCTGAATACCGTTCTGCCAAGATTCTAGAGCATTACGGATGTTGAAGCTAGTATCGTTGTAGATAGAAACAGTCCATGGAGCGAAAGTACGCTCACCAGCAAACTGTACTGGACGACCACGATATAGAGTAGTGATTGGCTCAATAGTAGAAGCTGGCAGCTGAGCAGAACGGCACAGGAACTGAGCCTGTTGACCTGCTACGACGCCAAGACCTACGTATGATGGGAAGGTTAGTTGAACGTAGAATTGATTAGGACGTGCACCGCCACCAATCATCTGCGCCTTAAAGTCAGCAATATTTGCCATTTAATTCTCCTTGTTCTTACTTTATTTATCTGTTGTAGACGGGGAGATTTTCATCTCCCCTGTCCAATTAGGCACCCAACTCGTTGAAGTTCACAGAAGAACGTGCAGCAACGAAGTTCAGAGTGATAAAGTTGATAGAACGATTTGGCTTGATGAAGATGTCAGCGACAAATTCGTTACGATCGATAACTTCGCCAGTGTTGTTAGACTCATCGCACTTGACCAAGAACTCAGTAACACCACGGCGACCTTGAACATCGCGTAGGAATGGCTCAACTAGATTCTTGAACTGAGCGCGAGTGAAGCCATCGTTGAACTCGAACAGCTGGAACTTAGCAGCAGTAGCGATTGCTTTCTCGAGGACGATGAACAGACGACGGACGTTGATACGATCGAACGCAGAAGGCTTAGCCAACAGAGTCTTATCACCGAACAGAACAGTGCCTTGACCTGGGAAAGTAACAACTGGGTTGATACCATTCTTGTACAGTTCGTCACGATCAGTCTTAGTTGGGTTTAGACCCAGCTTAACAACGTTCTTAACTTGACCACGGTTTAGACCACCTGGAGAGAACCATGGGTCGTTAGTGTAGTCAGTACGTGCGCATAGACCAGCGATGTCTCCGTTCAGCGGAACCCAACGGTACTTATCGTTGTAACGGTCATACTGGTACTTAGAACCAGAGTCCATAACAGCGTAGCTAGTGCTTGGTAGTGCGTTACGGTATGCAATCATTGCGTCAGTTGCAGCAGAACCAGAACCAACGATAACATCGCCAGAAGTAACGTTCTGTGGGGAAACAAACACAACGCAGTCAAGACGCTCTTCAGCAACGTTATTGATAACAAAAGAAGCAGTAGCAGCAGAAACCTTACCTAGTGGTAGGAGGCTGATGTCATACTGACCATCGTCAGCAAAAATTGCCCATGCGTTTTGTACTTGACCGTCAGTCAGAGTCAGATGATCCTCACCACCAACTAGAGAACGAGAAACAGAAGCAGTTAGGCTCTTGAATGTAGCACCAACAGCTGGAGTACCCCAAGCAGCACCAGTAGTAGCTGTTACTGGGTGATCCATCCACCACAGGTAACGTGACTGAGAGTTAACAACATTCTTATAGTAGTTAGTAGAACCATCAGCTTTCTTAGCATCAGATGCTTTAGAAACAAACGCATACTTTTCTAGGATGGCGTTTTGCGTGCCAGTCCATGCGCCATCTTCGTCTAGAACGATGATGTGTAGTTCGTCATTAGAACCACCAGCAGTAGAAGCGTAGTCAGAAGTTCCTGGAGCGCCATCGAACTCATTGCGGTATTCCCAAGTTGCGAAAGACGCAGAGTCAGCAATAGAAACTTTAAGGCTGTTACCTAGAGTACCTGGATACTTAGCAGCGAATTCGCCAACTAGGGCAGAACCGTTTTCGTAAGTGCTTTGGTAATCTTGTAGATTGTTAATCTTTAGACCAGTACCAGTAGTTACAGTAGCAACAGCAGCAGCGCCAGAACCACCACCGCCAGTGAAAGTAACAACTGGAGGAGTGTTATAACCAGAACCTGGATTAGTGATAGTGATAGACTGTAGCGCAGAAGTTGCGATAGTAACAGCACCGATCGCAGCACCAGTACCGCCACCGCCAACTAGAGTTACAGTTGGAGCAGTACGGTAGCCAGTACCAGCAGCAGTGATAGTGATGCCAGTGATAGTAGAAGTACCGATAACAGCAGTAGCAGCAGCACCAACACCGTCACCAGAAATAGAAACAGTAGGAGCAGAAGTGTAACCAGAACCTGCGCTAGTTACAGTGATAGAAGCGATACCAGCAGTAGTTAGAGTAGCAGTCGCAGTAGCTGGAGTAGTGATAGTGTCGCCAACAGCTGGAGTAATAACAACAGTTGGAGCAGAAGTGTAACCAGTACCAGCAGCAGTCACGTTAATAGCAGTGATAGCGCCACCAGAAACAGTAGCAGTTGCAGTAGCACCAGAACCACCACCACCAGTGAAAGTGATAGTTGGTGGGTTTGCATAACCAGCGCCAGCAGTACCAACAGCGATAGAAGCAACGCCACGGCTAGTTAGAACAGCAGTACCAGTGGCAGTAGAACCACCAGCAACTTGAGGTGCTGAGAAAGTAACAGAAGCAGTAGTGTAACCAGAACCAGCAGAACCAACGCTTACGCTATTAACGCCAGCACCAGAAAGAACTGCAGTAGCTGCAGCGCCAGTACCAGTATCGCCAGCTGCTGGAACGATGTTCACAGAAGGAACAGAAGTGTAACCTGCGCCAGCAGAGGCTAGAGTGATAGAAGTAACACCACCACCGACGATCTGAGCAGTTGCAGTGGCTTGAATACCACCATCAACTTGTGGAGCAGAAAGGGTTACTGTAGGTGCGCTAGAATAGCTAGAACCTGCAGCAGTTAGGTTTAGAGCAGAAACGCTACCAGTTGTCTGGGCTACAGCGTTCTTTGCGTTAGTAGCATCACCACGGACGACTAACAGATTGTTAGTATATGAAAGAAAGTTAGCTGCAGTGAAAAAGCTATCTGCGTTCGCATCAGTTGGTTTACCGAAACGTGCAACTAGATCATTTTCGGAAGCAACACGAACTGGATCCATAACTGGACCCCATTGGAATGCGCCAGCAAATGCTCCAGTAGAAGTCGCTACGGCAGGAACGATAGATGTGAAGTCTTTTTCTACGACTGCAACACCAGGGCTAAGTTGAAAAGGCATTGTAATTCTCCTTGATTACATTGTTTATTTTAGTTTTGCTACTAGGAGCACAACCTACTAATTTATTTATGAAAAGCCTGATTTCAAAAGTTGAGGGGTGGCTTTTCCTCATCGTTCCCATCATCGACAAACCCAAAAGGAGTTAACTCCTGCTCGATCGCTTCAATCTTCTGTTGATACATAATTTCTCGGAGGTTTACGTTATTTAGGTCTTTGAAATAGGGGTTAGTTGTGAGCCAAGAGAACAAAACGCATGTCATAACCAAGTCATCGTGATAGCCATCGTCCGCCGCATAAGAACCCTTAGTCTCGATAAAAGTCGATATTTCAGAGATAATTTCAGCGTCTGGAAGTAGGAGTTTCTTCTCCTCCACCAGAGACTTAAAGTTATGGCAACCGATACGCTTAACACGTTTATCGGTCATAACTCCAAGTTGAGTCTTACCACCACCAAAACCTCCAGAAACAGTTTGCATTCCTGTAGTTCTGTTAACAAATAAGATGTTCTCGTACTCAAGTTCAGAGTATAGAATGTACGGAACCTGTTCACTGGCATTCATCTCTACGAGAACGAACGCTTCGTTGTATTGTGTGCCTACTGTGTAGATAATGTTAGGATACAGAAGTGGGCTAATGGTATTGTTGCGATACTTACCTACCAACTTGTATGGAACCTCAGTGATATCAATGATAACGAAAGCTGAGTAGTCGCCATCGACGCCCATCGCAGTATCTGCAACGATGACGTAGGTGTGTCCTTTTTCTGGTTTTTCGTAGATGTCCAATCCGTCTTTCGAGTAGATAGGATTGTTGAACGACATACTGGCGATAACGTCAGCGTTGATTAGAGTTAGGCTAGAACCGAGGAACTTACAAAGAACCTCTTGATTATACTTAAGATCACCAAGCATACGTCTCTGGTCTTCAGCCCACTTCTCATCACGACCTGGAATCTTCCAGTAAGGAATGAATAGAGGAACGAATCCATTACGATTGTTTTCAGCATCGTTCCAGAATTTCCAGAAGTGGTTGTAACCCAGTGGTGTAGAACTCAACAGAATCTTAGTCGTTTCACCAGCTGAAATAGTTGGGTAAACTGAAGTGAAGAACTGCTCAGCCACAGTGTTTGGAATAATCGCAGCTTCGTCGACGTATAGCAAGTTAACAGACTTACCACGAATACCAGATGCAGTAGTTGCAGCAGTGAATACTTTTGAGCCGTTCTCTAATTCAATGTCACCCTTGTTCCAAGTAGTAACACCTTGTTGCATCCACTTAGGCAGACACTCGTACATTGTTTGATAACGGTCAAGAACTTCACGTGCTGCAGTAGCTTTGTTAGCTAGAATAGCAACGTTCTTGTTATCTTGAAATAGAGTGTACCAAAGAATGTAGGCTGCAGACGTAGTAGTCTTTCCTTGTTGACGACCTTCCATGAGGATGACCTTACGGTTCTCATGGATGACCTTTACCTTTTCTCGCTGGCAGTCATATAGCTTGAATGGAACTAAGCCATGGTCTAGTGAGACGATGTAGCAGTAGTTCTCAATGAAGTAGATTGGGTCTTTCGCACACTTCAGGTATTCTTCAACCTGTTCAGGCGTAAACTCAATTTGTACTCCAGCAGCTTTTAAGTTCGCATTAGAATTATATACTTGTGCCATGCTTTAGAAATTATCAATCCAATCTTCAGAAGTCAAGTTGCCAGTAGAAGTGTCGCCTTCAGCAGTGTAAATTCTAGCTGGTCCATCATATTCGTTAAACCCAATATTTGCGTCAACTCTATCAATAACACCTTGTGAGCTAACTGCTCCGAACATATTTGTCTTTAGCGTGAAGCTAAGAGTGTGGGTGACGAAACGTCTAGTCTGAAAGTCGCCATCGTATTCGTCAGCAACAGTAACGCTGTTTAGAATAACTGGAACGTCTTGAATAACGTTCATCTCTGGAACGACTTTAACCGCTAGATTGTACTCTGGCGTAAACGTTGGTAGAATCTGCTCTAGAATTTGAAGCCCATCTTCCTGCGTCTTAGTGAGAATGTAAAGAGCGATCTCAATGTTGTAAGGCACAGGCGTATACATGAATGTCTTATTGCTTGTACCATCACCGCAAGTTATCTTTTGCATGCGGTTCAGTTTCCTGCTTGAGTCGTAGTTATACGACAGAATCTCAAACGACATTCTTGGAAGCGAAACGTAAGTAGAGTTTGCCAGATTTGGATCTCCGTCAATACGAACGATCCACTTCTCTTTGGGGGCGTAAGCTAGAGGTATCTGCAAACGCTGAACTGTAGTACCAGTTACGGAGTCACCTGCTTTGCGATCAATATAGATGTCGCTGAATAGACGCCCAAATGACACGATAGTCTTACGGATAACTCCATGGTAAAAAACATTTCCGTTAAGCATTAGAGTTCTCCGAATGGATTGTTCTCATTGAAGAGGATATCTTGAGCTTCTTCTTTGAAAGTGTTGTTATCACCGTAAGACTCTACCTTATCAATATCTACTGCGATCGTAGCAATAGCTGCTGCACCAGTACCATTACCACCTGTAAACTCGATAGCTGGTGGTACTTGATAACCTTGACCACCATCAGTTACATTGATAGAAATAACTTTACCAGCATCAGTTCCAGTACCCATGACTGCCACAGCAGTTGCGCCGAAACCAGAGCCAGAGATGAATGTTACTGTTGGAGCAGATGTGTAACCAGTACCAGAATCAGTTACCTGAACGCTAGTGACTGAACCATACTTGCTTCGGCTAGTATTAGTGCTAAAAGTCTTAAGCGATTCAAACGCATCAACTTCGGCGATGCCAGTATCAATACGCTCAGAAGAGTATTGGAAGAGTTCAACTTGTAGCTTGTAAACGTATAGCTTACCAAGTTGATAGAATGGGTCTTGGTGTTGAACAAACTTAATTTCGAATAATGAGTTGGTGAGAGGGAAGTAAATTAAGTCACCTTCATTTGGTCTGTCTGGAACAGTAGTTACACCATAGCGACCAACGAACTGATCCCAACGACGACGAGCCACAACTAGAGTTGCAGACTGCTCAATCATCAAACCAAACTTCTGGATAAACGCACCTTGACCACCATAACTATCAACGTTCTCGAAATACATTTCGATTGGGAACGATGACTTGAACAGCGATAGGCGGTCTTCGCCTAGTACGTTGTCTTTTGATACTAATGTTCTTGGAATGTAAAACAGTTCGTTACCGTAGATACGTAACGACTCAATGATGAGATCTTCAATGAGCATCTGCTCATTTCTTGTCCCATGCGTGAAGTAAACATTAGTTGTTGTCATGATTATCCTAGGAAGAACTCAAGAGGCGCAGACTTGTTCTGCAGTTCGTCTTCTAGTTCTTTGATCTCACCAGTGGCTTCGTCATACAGAGCATTACCATCAAGAGTAACTCCACCTACTAGCTGGATGCCTTGGAACTTCTTAATGTTGACTGCCCACTGTTTCTTGAATAGTGCAGTTACGTAGTGCTTCAACCAAGACTCGTCCCACACTTTAACGTTCTCAGATGGGTCAAGTGCACGATAGCATTCAACAACCACGAAGTCTCCCAGCGCAACATCTGCTTCCCAGTTGATGTCTAAGAACAGCTTGCTTTGACGACGGTTAAATCTAAACTGTGGATGTCCATTCAACTCTAAATCAAGTAGAGCGAGGTGTGACATAACAGTCTTATAGTAAATGATACTTGTAGAAGTCAAGTCGTATAAGTCATTTAAGCGTAGCTGATATTGTAGGTCGAATAGGTTCTTAGAAGAAGATGCTTGACTAAACGCAAGAACACGAGTGATGCCGTATACAAGATCTGGGATCTCGATGAAACGTTTATCATAAGAACCAAGAGTTACTGCTGGTGTTCCAAGCGTTGCAGTGTTTGTACCGTCAGTGACAGTTTCACCAGCTACGAAGTTGCCCTGAACGTTCTTCACTAGAAGTGTATTACCAGAAGATGCTCTGCTAGTTTCTCTAACAACTACAGCTTTAGCACCAGAAGTGGAGCCAACTAAGTTTGCTCCAATTGGAAATGCTTCAGCATTGTTTGTAGTTAAGTTAAGAACCGATGCAGTAATCTGCAACTTCATATAAAGTTTCTCAACACCCTCTGGGTGGTAGACACGCCAATACTCAAGAGCCTCGTCCAGACGGTCTTCAAGTTGGTCGTCATCAACGTTGATTTCAACCACAGGTGCACCTAGTGCACGTAGGCAATATTGTTTTAGTTGATCTCTAGAAGTAACAGCCATATTCGTCCTTTATACAATAACCCAAGTAGAACCAGTTGGGATTGTCACTGTAATACCGTTGTTGATAACCACTGGACCAGCGGAAGTGGCATTGTATCCAGAAGGAATACTATAACTGGTATCAATAGTATTCTTATTTAACGCAAAGATAGAAGCGAATGCTCCGTTAGTAGTAACCGTACCTGTACTTGGGTTGATTGTGAAGTTACTATCTTCATTAAGTCTCTGATAACCAGCAGTAGTTGAATCAACGAAAGTGATGTAACGTGTAGCATTAGTTGAATCATCGTTCTCTACATATGGCTCAACAACGATGTTAGCAGAACCGTTGAACGAAGTTCCGTTAATTGTTCTAGCAGTCTGTAGAGTAGTAGCTGTTGTAGCATTACCACTCAACGCTGCAGTAATAGTGCCAGCAGAGAAGTTACCAGAGGCATCACGGGCAACAATCGCTGAAGCTGTGTTGGCATTAGTAGCTGTTGTGGCGGAGTTAGAAACTTTACCAGCAGTTGAAATTGTAGAAAGGTAAGTGTCTGAAATCGCACTACCATTCCAAGTACCAGAACTAATTGTACCTAACGTTGTTAAATTTGTAGAACCAGCCCAAGTCGAAAGCGCAGTGTTTTCTACGTTGTTTAGCGATAGAGAAGTCTTAAGACCAGCAGCTGTGTTCTTTCTGATGTAGTTATCTGTAGAAGAATAAAATACAGTGTCAGAGTTTCTAGCAGCAGCTGAATGGGACATGCTGACGTACTGAGTAACGCCATAACGCATGTTGATGTCGCCACCAGATGTTCTAATTGGGATTTTACTTGCAGTCGCAGCTCCAGCCACATCTCCGAAATCGACCACTTTAGAGAAAGTTAAAGCAGTAGTTCCAAGAGTGTCAGTGCTCTTGAAGTCTGTATTGAAATGAAAACCGCCGTTAGCTGTACCACTTTCAACAACTACAACAGCACCTGCCATTTCTAGAGCGGTGTCAGCACCAGCTGCTCTAGACCAAGTAGTAGCAGAGACAACGTAAATACCGTTTTGAGACGCTGTAGTTTGATCTTTAACCAGAACACGATCTCCGACAGCTACGGCGATGCCGTCGATAGTTTGGGTTCCAGAAAGTGTGATGTTAGCAGTAGTTGCTACACGAACAGATCGTTTAGCCCAGTCTACTGCTGTGAATGACTTGATTGCGTTAGACGCATTTTTGAAGTAGAGTTTCTCATCAGAGTAGTTAAGTGCTAACTCTCCGTACTCTAAGTCCGTGGTTAACGGAACTTTTGCTGCTACTGAAGACTTCTTCAGTACAATTCTATTCGCCATAACATTCCTTAAAAAAGGTTAGAGGGGTAGTAAAAACTACCCCTGTATTACTTATTAGTAAGTTCCACCGTCGATATTGAAACCGTCCAGAGTAGAAGTTGCAGCGCCAGCACCAGTGATGTTAGTACCGATAAACATCGCCTTAGCAACAGACAAGCCACCAGATAGAACAACAGCAGCAGTGCCTAGAGCAGTGGCGTCAGTAGTGCTAGTGAACGTTACAGCGTTGTTAGCAGCAAGAGAAGTAAACGCACCAGTGTTTGCAGTAGAAGCACCGATTGGTGTGTTGTTAATAGAACCAGTACTGATTGTAGCGCCAGTAATAGTTTTATTAGTTAGAGTTTCAGTGCCAGCAAGAGTCGCTAGAGTGCCAGTAGTTGGTAGCGTTACGTTAGTAGCACCAGTTACAGTCAGAGTAGTGGCGAACGCACCGCTAGTAGTAAGGTTACCACCAAGAGTAATAGTCTTAGTACCGTTGTTAACGCCAGTACCACCGTAAGTTGGGCTAACGATAGTGCCTTGCCAAGTACCAGAACTGATGGTACCAAGAGTGGTGATAGAAGTCTGACCAACGTAAGTAGAAGCAATATCAATCGCATCAGCAGAAACAGTGATGCGGTTAGCAGTGCCAACTACAGCAAGAACGCCAGAAGTGTAAGTTAAACCATTACCAGCAACAGTAGAAGCCAACTGCACGTTATTAGCAGCAACTTCAATACCATTTGCAACGTTAACACGTAGATTGTTACCACTCTTGCTTAGCCCTTCACCAGCAATCAGAGTACCTGACGCAGAGAATAGAGTGAATGTTAGAGAAGTAGTACCAAGAGTGATTGGGTCTTCAGTAGTTAGAACGAAACCGCAATCGCTGTTAACAGTACCTTGTTCAACGAAACAGAACATTCCAGAAGTAACTTCACCACCTGGATTGTTATCAGCATCAGTAGAACGAGTCCACGCGCCAGAAGCAACAACGTAGATACCGTTCTGTGAAGCAGTAGACTGGTCTTTAACAAGAACACGGTCACCAACAGAAAGCGCAACACCGTCAACAGTCTGAGTACCAGACAGAGTAATGTTCGCAGTAGTAGCTGCCTTAACAGAACCCTTAACGTCTAGACCAGAACGAGCAGCGTCGACATAGTACTTTGTAGCTGCGTCAGAATCCGCAGTTGGCTCTGCTAGGTTAGTAATCTTCTTACCAGAAGCGTCGATAGTACCAGTACCATTTGGAGCAAGAACTAGGCTACCGTTGGTATTGGTGATAGAGATAGTGTTACCATCTACACGAACGTTATCAACATCAAGTTGCTGTAGACCAGCAAGAGTAGAAGTTGTAGAGCCGTTGGTTAGTGTAGAAGTACCAAGAGTAATATCCTTAGTAGAAACTGCACCAGCACTTACGTTGAAGTTGGCAGTTGCGAAAGAAGCAACACCCTTGTTAGTGGTAGAAGCATCTTCACCAGCAACAGTGATAACACTGCCAGCGTGAGTGACGTCAATACCTTCACCACCAAGGATGGAGAT